TTACCGGTAGTAGGTGAAGTCCACGGATATCCGGTAAATACCGGCTTCATCGTCGAAATCGGTAAGGCCCATGCGTACATCGGCCACCGTTTTGATACTGGCTTGCAATGCCGCAAGGACCTGCTCTTGCAGCTGTTCGCAAGCGACCAGTGTTAGTGCGTACGCATCAACTTGCACTCGCGAGCGCCGCAGCTGGTTTGGTCCGTCAAGCGACGCAACATTTGACTGATCAATAGGGGTGTAAACAAGCGTCGGATACTGAGCACCCGCAGGTGCAACGATGGCGTACACCTGCCCAGCGGCCAGATGTTTGATCGCGTCATAGAAGTCCTGCATCGTTATCGACCATTCAAGGCTCGCGCTTCTATCTCGATGCGCTGGGTCAGTCGCTGCTTAATGGCATCAACGGCTTGGCGGCGTCGAGATTCCAGTGCCGGACGCAGAAATGGACGAGCCGCCATCTTGCGAGTACCGAATTCAACAAAGCGCCAATACCAAGCATCTTGCGATAGGTTCCCTCGCTTGCCCTGATTGCGGTACTTTTTACCGTGGCGCACCAAAACATAAAAGGTCTGGCGACCCCCACCAGATAGCTCGCGAACGTGCTTCATGATCACCGAACGCTTGAGCGTTCCGGGTGGTGGTTGCTTAGAGCCAAGCGACTGCGCAGCTTTTGGAGCCTGAGCACGCGCCTCATCACGTATGACCTTTGCTCCTGCGTAAACCGATGCCCTGAGCCCTCGATTAGCAACACGGTCAGGCAGTTCACGAAGTGCACGATCAAGTTGTGCTAGTCCTTCAATGCGAACTGTTTCAACTCTAGCCATTGCGCGCCCCTTCACTTGCCAAAAGCATGACCGAGACATTGGCCTCGTCAACATTTAGGGCTGCGTGGATTGAAAAAATACGATCTCGAAACAGAACTCGCATTTGTGAAACGCTTTTGGGGTCGTTGAACTCGGATCTGTAACGCACAGTAATTTGATGACTCACCACCGCAGCTATACGATCTGCAATTCGTGCCTCGCGCCCTGATATCGGTTGGATATCAGCCCAGACAGTCGCTATATCGCTCCAGGTCTGTGTCGGCGCTCCCAATGCATCCTTTGCAACAGTGGGCTGCTGAATGCGAACACGCTGGCTCATCTGACCTGCACTGATTAAGCTCATACAACGCTCACGCGGTAACCGTCTAAAAGTCCATCTACAAATGGCAATGAGTCAATGCGACCGCGCGTTAGCACTGCCATTTCCTCACGATGTCCGTAGAGACTTCCCACACGTAACTTAATCCAACTCTTGATTCCCTCGGGCACAGAGGAGCCTGCGCCATATCCTGCGTCAAAGGTAACGATCACAGAGCCAATCTGCGGGAGAGTCGGGGGCCAAGTCTTACCAAATACCGGGGTGAGTCGCGCAGGCTCGCATGCAGCGTCCAAGACGTAATCCCCAGGAGGTATCACCTGAGGGTTGCCATTCATGTCAAGGTACTCGATGCTCACCAACGACTGCACTGGGCATTTGGCAAGAAGAATCGCGTGCCCAGGCAAGCTAAAAGAAGCATCGCCAAGAACATGGTTAACAGAAGCACCCGGAAAGGCGTCGAGCACCAGCTTCCAGCGGGCAGTCATAAACTGCCTGCCGGTGCGAGTCTCGGCTGCCTGCCGGGCTGCCGAAATCAGCGAGCCGATCAATACATCATCGTCATCAACATCCACCCGCAGGTGCTGCTTTGCCTCAAGAAGCGTGATCGGCTCCCCGGCTGGAGCTGAAACGAGTTGCAGTGGCATTTAGACAATCTGCACAACAGCCGCCTGATTACCTGCATTGGCAGGGAGCTCTCGCGGATTGACACCTAGGACTTGAGCAGCAGTTTGGCTGGCAGCCACTCCTACCGTCAGAGACAGGCGAACAAAGCCAAAGCCGTTGACTGTGTCGAGCTCCTCGGGCTTAACGTTGATAAGCGCCTGCTTGTTGTCGCCTGTGGCTTTGACGATCTGGGTGATCGCTTTGCCGGTGATGTCCTTGGCACTGGTGCCAGTGGAATCTACTGCTTGCTGCAACTTCGCATCCACTGTGGCGCTGGTGCCGAGCACTCCGGTCTGAACCAAAGAAAGGAATCCGTGGTGGTTGGCCACAGAAATCCAGCCTGTAGTGACAGTTCCTGCCGCTTGCGCGGCAGGGTCGATGGTGGCGAGAACGGACAGCAGTTCGCTGCCTTTTGCGTTGGGAAACATAGTTTTCTCCTAAGGTTTGGGACTGCTTAGCGCGCGCCCAGTTGGATGAAGGGCGACATCGTTGCGCTGCCTTTGGCAGGCGTGATCGCTGTAGAAATCTTCGACTGACCATCCATACGGAAGGTGGTTCGAAACGCCGTGAGATCGGCATCGAAGTACAGGTGCATCGATGTGGCGGTCTGCATGCCACCTGTCTTGGTGATGGTCTGGTAGTACTTCAGGTCCACCAGCAAGATGTCCCCTTGGGCCGAGAAGGTGTTGGCGTGCTGAGACACAAACACCGGGCGACCCAGCAGCGTGCCGTAAGGTGACACCTGAAGACCACCGACGGTCAATCCTGTTGGCAAGTAGATCGGGTAGTTCCCCAACGTCAAAGTGAACAATGCTGGCAGTACATCGTTATTGACGATCCAAACCGCATTGGCCAGGCTGCCCGAGGGAAGTCGCGCAATCATCTTGGCCAGGTTTTGCGGAAGCAGCGTTTGAGTCAACTGCCCAGTCTCCTTGGCCACACTGACCGTAGCGCCAGCATTGAGTGCACCTACCGGTACGCCAGAGCCCGAGCCGAACAGGATGGATTCATTGGTTTTCCAGCGAATGGAGTGTGCAATTTTCTCAGGCAGATAAGTCGACAAGGCATTGGCGTCTTCCAACAACTCATCGGTCGTAGGCACTAAGGCCATCAACTTTTTCAGCCGCAATGTAGACAGTCCCAAAACGGGCTTGGTGGTCACCGAAGGCGCCGCTTCGCCTTGCCAGTAAGCGCGAATGCCGTTGGTGCCCCAGGGCGTTGTTTCATCCTTAGGAAACGCCATGGTGTTTCCGCTGATCTCCACATTGTCAGTAAGCGGCAGCAATGAGTCCTCGCCCAAAGACAGCTGGAAAATCTCCTTTGAGAACTGTGGCGGTACAAAGAAGCCACCGTCTTGACCGGAGCCTTCACTGCCAAAGGTGGCTGGAGCGGCAGCACCACGACCGCTGCCAATCAGCAGGCGATCGTCTATCGGGTTGCCTGGCTTTTGCGCATGGCAGACGTTTTGCAAAAAGTCACCCAGGCTTTGAAACCCATGTTTGGGGTCGAGTTCGCGGTTATCGCTCACTATGACGCTTGGGAATACCGAACCATTACCAGCACCAGAGTGGTTGCCTACATGCGCCCCCATCTGAACCTCTTCGGAAATCAAGGCCGACTCGCGGTCAATTGCTGCCGAAGCGGTCTCAATTCGACTCTTGAGTCCATTGAACTTGGTTACCTCCTCATCTGAGAGGTCACGGTTTTCTTGGGCGGCGATGTCAGTTAAGGCACGAGCCTCTTTGACAAGATCAGACTTACGAGCTTGAAGCTCGCGCAATTGCTTACTCATTTGGGTTTCTCCAGACGTAAAAAAACCACCTCTTGGGTGGCGGGATTGCAAATATTAAAAAATGCGCAAAGCTAGTCACGCATCAGGTTTGCGACCTACGGGTCGCCTTTCGGACTGGAGGCGCTCAACGGAGCAACTCCTGAGCAGTCCAAATTACAAAATCCCAAGCTCTGAGCGGGCTTGGGCCAATCGGGAGGTTTTGGGCTTGGCAGGTGGACTGGTCTTAGCACTTGACGCCGCGTCTTTATGCATCTTGCTCAAGACCTGATCGAAGCTGGCGATGCCGTCGACCATGTTTTGAGCCAAGGCCGCATCAGCGCCCAAGACCCGGCCCTGGCCCATTCCATCTCGTACCTGAGTGATGGGCACACCACGCCCCTTGGCCACAGCCTTGGTAAATGCGGCGTAATAGTCATCTACGCGGGACTGCATAAATCCTTGCGCTTCTTCGTCCAGTGGTGCATAGGGATTGCCCTCGACCTTGAACTTGCCCGCCGATATGAGCGTCGTCTTAACGCCAGCTTCATCCATGGCTTTGCTGTAGTCCTGGTGCGCCTGCCACACGCCAATTGAGCCGACTTCTCCGCCGGATGTGACGTAGAACTCACTGGCTTGGGAACCGATCCAGTAAGCCGCCGAAGCTGCCAGACTGTTAGCGATGGCCACCACCGGCTTTTGGGCACGAGCACTCAAAATAGCATCACCCAGTTCAGAAACGCCGTAGACGCTGCCGCCAGGGCTATCAATGTCCAGCAATATCTGACTGACCGCGTCGTCGGCAACAGCTTGTCTGAGCATTTGGGTGACGATCTGGGTGCTGACCATGCCAGGGCCGGAGACGTCATCCACCATATTTCCACGCTGTGTGATGACGCCGTAAATCGGGATGACGGCAATGCCGCCACCCGAAATGGCAGCCGAGGTCTGTCTGCGAGTGTCGCGCAGCACACGGTCTGTTTGGACCTGAAACCTGGCGGCGTCGCTGGCAGGCTCACCTTGCGACCACCGGGAAATGACAGTGGCCAGAGCACTTAAACGCTCAGGCATCAAGGCCCAAGGCGTTGCCAAAAATTCAGCGACTAAAAGTTGGTTTTTCATAAATTCTGTCCGAGGGAGATAAGTGATTCGGTAAGCTGTTTTTGATCTAGCGGCTCGTCTATTTGGCTTGCCCAAAGCTGAACCTGGTCTAGCGGTACGGCCAAGGCTTGGGAGATCAACAAGATGTCTTTTTCGGCCAGATGATCTGATCGGCTGATACGGCGAGCAAGTCGCTCAGAGGTCGTTTGAACAAGGGCGCTATATCGCCCACTGAGTCGGGTAACACTCTCATCCTCCGAAGGCTTGATCGCTTTTTTCTCCAGTGGCTTTGCCACTTCTGCTTGTGTATCGATTTCCAAATCCTCCGCCACGTCCTCCTCGACCATATTGAGTGGTCGTAGTGGCTGATCAAGTCCGTCAATGGGATTGAGATTTTCTGCAATGCGTGCTTCGTTTCTGGTGAGCCAGCCGTTCTGAATTCCGCTTTGGTAGTAGCTTGAGCGGCTGGACGCATCGCCGCGCATCAGATTGGCGAAATCAAACTCAATCTCTATATCGTCACTCTCAAGAAGTAACTCAGATTGAATGCTAGCCTCCCAGCGCTCAGCCCAAGGCGTCATGGTGTGCATGACGAACTCCAGACTCTGCTGCTCGATGTTGGAGAAGGTCGCTCTATCAAGATCAGCAATCATGTGCGGTGGCACACGAAAGAGCCGGGCCACGTCGGTGATCTGAAACTTGCGCAGTTCCAGAAACTGGGCGTCTTTGTTTGTGACGCCCACTTCGTGAAACTTCATGCCGTTTTCCAACACCAGGACCTTGCCCCGGTTGGAGCCGGACTGCGCCTGCTGATAAGACTCACGAAACACCTTCTTGGCCTCGGAGTCCTTGAACGAGCCAGGAAATTCAATCCACCCTCCTGTGGGCTTGGCGTCATTGGCAAAGAAACGTGCACCATAGCCTTGGGCTGCTAGTGCAGTACCCAGATTCTCCCGGGCAAGCTCAATCGGGCTCATACCCATCAAGCCGTCCGAGGACAGGCCACGCAAGTGCCAGACCTCCCCTCTTGGCAAGATCACCTCAGTGCCAGAACGATCGCTAATTCGGTAGCGGTATTCACCTGATGGCAACAACTCAATCTTGACCCGGTCCGGGTGGATCGGCATGAGTTCGATGATCTCGCCGCGCGGGTTGGTGATGATCTGGTTAAAGGCGTTACCGCGCAAAGCCAGGTGTCCTTGCAGCATCTCGCGCCACTCAAAAGGATTTTGAAACCGGTTCGGCCGCTTGGCCATTAAGCGGTAAAGCCAGTGGTCCGTGACCCTGTCCTTGCCGCCGTCAGGGCGGCGCTGGTAAACCACCAATGGCAGTGATGCAATTGTTTCGGCCAGTATCCGCACACAGGCATACACAGCAGCTAGGCGCAGCGCGCTATCGGGCGAGACGCGCATGCCACTGCTGGTACGCGCAGACACTGACTCGAATGAAAAGTCACCCCATGGCGAACGATCTCCACCTGAGGCGTTGGAGCTACCAGATCCGCGAAAGCGATCAAAAAAGGTAAACAGTCCCATCAGTTCAGAGCAACATCAACTCGTAGTCGGATCCCAGCACCACCGAGTCTCCCGGTTTGATTGCCCTTGAAAGGGCCATGATCAGTGCCACGATGCCGTCGATCTTGTTTTCTGCTCGCTCCTTGCGTGGGTAAATGTTGTCTTTGGCGTCCAGGTGGGCCACCACGTTGCTGACCATCCAACCCAGAACCGGGTCACCGTCGTGAACCAATTTCTTTTGAAGCACCAGGGCTTCAAGCGCCTTCATCGGTTCTGAGAAATTCAGCACCGTCGGACGCACTTCAATCATGGGCAGCCCCTCACTCAACATTCGGGTCGAGAGTTGCGTCGCCTGAAACGGATCAAACGCGACTGCCTGAACAGCAAAGCGAGAGGACAGATCATTCAGATCCGCTTCGATCCAACTGAAATCAATCACATTGCCCGGCGTCACGGTGAGGCGTCCGGTATGCATCCATCCCGGGTACTGACTGTTGCCGTTGGCATTGACCGTGTCCTCTGGCAGGTAGTACTTGCCGAAGACTACGAATGCGTCAGCAATCTCGGGATGGGCAAACACAATCACCAATGCCGCAATGTCTGTCTTGCTGGCCAAGTCCAGACCCACCCAGCAGGGCTGACCGACAAAGGACTCGATGTCCAGGTCCTGATCAGCGCAAGCGTCCCATGAACGCATGTCCATCCATGCAGTGTCAGCGTTGACCCACTCGTTCAAGTGCTTGGTCTTGAAGTTGTTCATTGCACTGGGCAACTGCATGGCCTTGGCCTGCAGCGGTCCCAGGATTTCCGGGCGCACCGAGATACCCCAGTTGGGGTTGGCCTTCATCAGCGAGTCTTCGCTGGTCCAGTCGTCCCCGTCGTCCAGCCCGTAGACGATGCCAAACTGGCTGTCGTCCTCGAACACACCATCGAGTAGTCGAGTTACAAAGGTGCGTACCTCGTAGCAAATGCCTGCGCGATTGCTGCCAGCGGTGGTGATCACCCACAAGAGCGAGTTGTCTCGCTTGCCGGTACCGGTCTCCACAACGTCGTAGACGGTGCGAGTCTTATGGGCGTGCAGTTCATCAATGCAGCCGAAGTGAATGTTCAGGCCGTCGAGCGTAGATCCCTCTGCCGAGAGCGCTTCAAACTTTGAGCCGGTATGCAGCACGTTCATGTTGTGCGCACCAACGTTGACAGAGAACCGGCTGCGAAAGCCCTGTGACCTGCGCGCCATGGTCTGCGCATCACCAAACACAATGCGCGCCTGGTCGCGGGTGGTGGCCAGAGAGTAAACCTCTGCACCACCTTCACCATCGGCGGCCAGCATATACAGCGCAAGCGCAGACGACAGGGTCGACTTAGCGTTGCCACGTGGCACCTCAATGTACGAGCGCCGAAAGCGGCGATTACCGTCAGGCTTGACCCATCCAAATACGGTGGTCAGGATGAACACCTGCCAAGGCTCCAACTTGATCGTTTCGCCTGCCAGCGGCCCCTTGACGTGGGGCAGGCGTTCAATGAACGCGCACAGGTTGTCAGCGGGATGGAATTCCCGCCCGTCCTTGTCGGTGAGCTTTGGGTTGAACTGGTAGGGACTTGCCTTGCCCTTGAACTTTGCCAGATCATTCAACTGCCGTTGGCATGCACGCTGGACCCATTTGCAGGTCAGGATGTCACCGGCAACGACTGCCTGTGCATACTTGCGGGCAACGGCGGCGTAGTTATCTGCTGCCAAAGTTCAGTCTCAGCCTGCTATGTCCGCCCAAGGATCGAGATCGATCTGGGTATCTGTGGGCTGTGTGATACGCGAACGAGAGGCTGGCGTAAATCCCATCTCCACCGCTGCCTTGGTCATGATCTGGGCCTGCTTGTTGGCGATGGCCAAGTACGGCGACTGCATCGGCACACCGGTGTTCGGCGCTTTGATCAGCAGACCCGTCTTGGTGATTCCGATCTGGGCCTTGCGGTACAAGTCAGCGGCGCAGGACCAAACCTCCAGCACCGACATATCGAGTTTGCGCAGCAAATGCTCAGGCGCGCTCTCAATGGCATAGCGCCAGGCCTGCTTGGCCCCGTCGGACATGTACTCGGGCGGCGCAACCAGATCCCCTTGGGGCTGCGGCTCATGCGGGTTGGTCCTGCACTTTTGCAGGGTTCCCCTGAGCTTTTTGATCTCTGTGGGCAGTGGCTTTCTTCCGGCCATCAATATTCCGTTCTGGGGTAACCCCCCTAGGTTTCAATTTGCACGCGCAAAAATCTTGGCAGGCGCACGCATCTTTGGCCGCCGTCTGTAGAGATTCAGCCCCCCCGGGGGGTAGTCAGCCTCGCCTTGCGGTCTCACGCGCCGTCTTTCGGTTGTGGCATGAGACGCACAGGCCTTGCAGATTGACCCAGTCAAAGCGCTCACCACCGTCCTTGAGGGGCCTGATGTGGTCGGCAACCTTGGCGGCCACCACCAGACCCGCCCCCTTGCACGCCACACACAGCGAGTGTTCGCGCAGGAACGCAGCACGTACCTCACGCCAGCGCACCGACTGATAGAAGCCCACCTCGGCATCAAAGCCACGCCTGGCACGCCCGTAGTCCCTGTGCACCTGGGCGCGGTGTTGGTCGCAGTAGCCCGGCATGTCCAGCACCAACGCACAAGCGGGATGTCGGCAGGGTGTTGGGGCACTGCGGGGCATAGCGGCTTATTCCCAACTCATTCAAAAAACTAATCGGATTTGATGCAGATATAGCTTGGCTTCACTGGGGTTCAGAGCGTTCATAGGAATGTCATCAACAACCCAAGGAGCTTTGCAAATGACCTACACAACACAGTTCACCGTCGACGAGGTCGGGTTCATCCAGATCGCGCTCACCAAGGTGCTGGCAGCCGCCTCACGCGGTGAGCTTGACCTCAACCTACTGGCCCGCGAGGAACTGGCCTCACGCGGCCTTGACACCCAAGGCGAGTGGGTCGGCTTTGATCGCGCCCGCCAGATCCACCAGGTGCGGGGAGCCAAGTGATGGACGCCAAAACACTGGAGCGACTGCTCAACCAAATCGCCGCAGAGCATCTGCACATCGACACGCTAGCCACCCGCAACAGCGACAGCCTCGACTTTCATGAGGTCAGCGTCTGGGGCCTCAAAGAAGCCCTGCAAGCCGCCTTCACGGCTGGCCAGCAATCCAAACCAACAAACCAAGCAACCTGATACCGGAGATCAACATGAAACTCACACCCAGCCAAACCTTGCTTCTCAATGCCGCTGCCATCCACCCTCAGCAATTGCTGACCGACTTCCCGCCCAACCTCAAAGGCGGCGCGTTGATCAAGGTGCTGACCAGCCTTGGCAATGAAGGCCTGATCCGACCCCACAGTAAAGGCGCTGCGGGGTCGACCCGCTTTGCCATCACCGTCGCAGGGTTGCAGGCCATCGGCATTGAGCCACCCGCCAAATCCAAACGCGAAGGCAGCAAGCAGTCGGTGCTCATCGAGTTGATGAAACGCCCCGAGGGTGCAACCCTTCCGCAAATGGTGGAAGCCACCGGTTGGCAGCCGCACACGGTGCGCGGCTGCATGGCCGGGACTTTGAAAAAGAAATTGGGCCTGACCATCGACTCCGTCAAGGAGAGCGGTGGTGAGCGGGTCTACAGGGTCTCACCCTCAAGCTCGCTCCCCACAGCATCAACCAAAACTGCCTGAGCCTGCGGCGAAAGATCCGCAAACGCAGAGCCATCCGATTCACGGGTGGCTTTCTGTCCTGTGAAGTCCTCCCAACGCTTGACGATCACGTCCACGTACTTGGGGTCCATCTCCATGAGGCGCGCCTGGCGATTGGTTTTCTCGCAAGCAATGAGCGTCGTGCCAGAACCGCCAAACAAGTCAATCACGATGTCGCGCGTCTTGGATGAGTTCTTGATGGCACGCTCGACCAACTCCACCGGCTTCATCGTGGGGTGCAGGTCGTTGACATAGGGCTTTTTGTAGTTCCAGATATCCGACTGGTCACGATCGCCACACCAGAAGTGTTTTGCGCCTTCCTTCCATCCGTACAGGATGGGTTCGTACTGGCGCTGGTAGTCGGCGCGACCCAGCGTGAAAGTGTTCTTGGCCCAGATCACAAACGTGGACCACTTGCCACCGGCATCCAGCCACGCCTTTTGTAATGTGTGCAACTCAGAGGAGCTCATGCAAACGTAGCAGGCACCTTTGGTCACTACCAACAAGTTGACGCAGGCGTCGTAGAGGAACTTGTAGAAGCCGTCTCCGAGCGCATCGTTCATGATGCGGCGGTCCTTGCCACGCATCTTGTCCTTGGCGTTGTTGCCGTAGTCCACGTTGTAGGGTGGATCGGTGAAGGCCATGTCGGCGAGCTGACCGTTCATCAGGCGCTCGACATCGGAGAGCACAGTGGAGTCGCCGCACAGCAAACGGTGCTGACCCAGGACCCACACATCGCCTGTTTTGGAGACAGGGTCAGTTGGCACATCGGGCACTGCATCGTCTTCGGTCAGACCCGTGGTGTCGCCGTCGCCATTGAGCAAACGCTCGAGTTCTTCGTCACCAAAGCCCATCAGATCCAGATTGAAGTCAGCCTCATCGAGTTCGGCAATCTCAAGCTTGAGCAACTCTTCGTCCCAGCCAGCGTTGGCAGCGATGCGGTTGTCGGCCAGGATGTAGGCTTTCTTTTGAATTGCGGTGAGGTGGCCCAACTCGATCACGGGCACTTGTGTCAGTGCAAGTTTGCGCGCCGCAGCCAGGCGTCCGTGCCCTGCGATCACGCCTTTGTCGCCGTCGGTGAGGATCGGATTGGTAAAGCCAAACTCGGAGATCGAGGCGGCAATCTGTGCCACCTGGTCTTCGCTGTGGGTGCGGGCGTTTCGCGCATACGGGATGAGCGAATCCACCGCGACCATTCGGATCTCGGGTGTCATAGGGAAGCTTTCGGGTTAGTGCGCGGCGAGCAGGTCAACCAACGAAGGTTATTTGCAAGCGCGTTAGATGCGGGGAAGTGAAGACCCAAATAAAAACGCCCACAAGGCGCGAACCGTGTGGGCGTAATTTGAGTGATTAGCAGAATGCTACCGCTTCGATATATACCGCGTCAAGTGGTTTTCGTGCGATTTATAAATCGGCCAAATTCTCTGAACTTTTAACTCAGGCTTTGCTCACCATGGCCTTGATGTCCTTCATCAAAAGGAACAGGTGAAACGGATCCGATGGGCTGGGTTCAAACTCCCAATTGAGATACCACTGCCTGGCAGGCTCGTCCTTGGCATGCACCAGCAGTGCACGAATTCCGGCAATGTCCGCCGCCTGCGCAGTGCGCAGCAGCGCATCTTTGAGCAGTGCTTTGCCAAGCCCTGCGCCTTGGTGCTGAAGATCCACGGCAAGCCGGGCCAGAATCATCACCGGCACGGGGTGCTGTGGAATGCCTTTGGTCACACGCGGTGCCGCGTTGGATGGCTCAACGCTACCAACCGCCAAGCTGTAAAAACCAACGACCGAGCCCGAATGGCAGCTCACGTAGGTTTGCGCACTGTTGGATTTTTGGTTGACGAGCGCAAAGCGCTGCAAAAACTGATTCAGTGCGCTCTGGCCACAATCGAAGGACTCAACGGCGTCCGAACCGGCCAGTTTGCGAACTGGCTCGTAAGCCTGCGAACTCAACCAAGTAGCCCCGGCTCAGACAAAAGCTTCTTGAGCTTGGGCTTGGCGCTCACGGGCTGATCCAATGCAGCCTGAAACGCCAACCACTTCTCATCGCTCAATTCAAACCGGGTGCGGTCAGCCAAGGTCTGATTGGCCGCGATGATGCCAGCGTCAAGCAGAAACTCGCTCACATTTTTGTGCGCCACGCGCGCCGCTTCCTGAAGCAATTGCTTCACAGGCGTGCTGGCTCGCACATCGATGCGCTCAGATTTGGAATGAATGACTGCGGTCATGGCGACCCCTTTTCTAAATGGACACTCCATCATAGCGTCCGGACAACGTCCTGACAAGCGTTTTTTAACGACTGTACCCGTAGTGAACAGCCAGCACCCCCAAAGCGCCAACCAAAATGCCCTTGGCCTCGTACTGGTTGAGCGTGCGTCCATTCCACCCCTCTTGGGCTGACCACTCCCTCACGCTTTGACCCAAACCTGCCACGTGCCAGACTGCACAGCCGCCGGGACTGCCAATACCGCCCACCGCATCAAGCGCCTCGCCCAGGCGCTTTCTAGCCCAGGCACAGCGCTCAGTCATCGTGTCCTGCCAATGACCACCAGGTATGCGATCAAGCGGTGGCGAGCCCGCTGAACTTAGCTGAGCAAAAACAAATGTGCGAGAGAAGTCCTGACCCGCGTCGTGCATCTGCGCCGTGATCGCGCCATTGCGCATCAAAAGGCCGAGCGAGTCGACAGTCCGGAAATGCTCGGTGCGAAAGCTGGTGCCTTCCTCTGCTTCGCTCACCCACTCACCAACCCGACCACCGGGCAGGCTCACCAGAGCGCCATGGGTCAGTGGCTGTGCAACTTGCTTTTTAGCCATGGCGCACCTCCTTGCCCAAGGTGGGATCCGCACCCTGCGCCAGCGCCCAGTGCAAGAGTGCCAGCGCATCCGCTTCGTTGTCGTCGGTGACCGGGTGGCCCAACGCCTTCATGGCAGCAATCACCTCAGCCTTGCCCGCGTTGCCCTTGCCGGTGGCATGGCGTTTGATGGTGCCCACGGGCACGCCCTGATACGGGATCTGGTGGTGCTCGCACCAGGCGGTCAGCGTGGCCAGCAGGCCGCCGTAGACGTGCGCGGCATCCACGCCGAGGTGACGGCGCACCTCTTCAAAGTAAACGGCTCCAATGCCCGTTAAATTGGGCTGTGCGCAAGTCTTTGGCGCATTCAAGGTCAGCATGTCAGCGAGCCACCGGCCAAAGCGCAGGTAGCGCATGCCGCCACCCTCAAAGCGCTGGAACTTGAAGCTCACAAAGCCATGCGCTACAGGGCCGTTGGCCGAGCGCAGCGCCCAGCCGGTAGTGGTGCCCAGGTCCAGGGCGAGGATCACAAGGCGCGGGGTGGATTCGGTATTCATCAGGGATGTCCTCCAAGGGTTCGTACAAGGGTTCTTGTGCGACCTGGAGGAGCGCTGGCACCAAGGCCGTGTCAGGGCGGGTGCGGCTCCCTCATGTCTGTCATTGCCGATTTGTTCAATCGGATGCGGTTATCAGGGCTGGCAAAAAGTCATCATCAGGTGACGGGGGACTTTCTTCAATACTTCATCTTTCAAAGGTGGAGTCCGGGTCTGGGAGGTACTTATTTCAATACTTCTTCTTTCAATTTATATACATATTTCTCTGTCTACCCCCTCTGACCCCACCAGAGCGCACGTTTTCGCGCGCGCGAGGGATTTTTTGTGTGTATAGGGCACCCGAATATTTATTTGTATATAGAGGCACCCCCATTGAAAGAAGGTCGTAATTGAAAGAAGTCACCGGGAGGGCTTCTTTCAATACTTCATCTTTCAAACGTGGAGTCTGATTGAACCGTCTACTCATCTGCGTCAGCCAGTTTGACCCATTGGCTGGGCCTGCCGCCCGTTGGCTTGGCGAACACCTCAACCAGGTGGGCATCCGTCAAGGTGCGCAGTACGCCGTCCCGCTGGCGGTGGTCCATGAACTGGGTGCGCCGGGTGAACTCGCTCTTGGACATGCCAGCGGCATCGCCATCACGCAGGATTTGCAAAGCGCGCTTGTGGTTGGACTCGACTTGGTTTTCTGAAACGCGCGCGCTTGCTTCTCGAATAGTCAGCTCGGCACAGTGGCGCGAGAGCGCAATTCCCCAGTGCGCGTCGTGGTCCTCGATCTGCGGTGTCACCGCGTCGCGCGACACAGCGCGAATGAGAGCCAATTTGGTGGCGTTCTCTTCAATGCGCGCCAAGATCGATGAAAAACCGGTGCCTCTCGACAAGCGAAGCTTTGTCAACAACTCGTGGTCAAGCAAGCGAAACGCGTCACGCGCTTGCGCGGTCATCGGAACGACACGCGGATCCACCAGCACTTCATCAATCGCGCCCACATCCGTGAGGTTGCCGTTCAACTGGCCACCTCCCTGGTGGATCAGCAGCAGTCGGTCGATGAGGTCTTGCGGGGGATCTATCGTGCCAAAAAGTTCGTTGCTATTGGGGAAATCGTCCTCGCTCTCCAGAATCAGAAAGCGCGCCAATGAACCGTCGGCCACATTCGACGCCTGCAGCGCCTGCCAAAAGTGCAAGGGTGTGGTGGTGCCGTAGATGCAAGCGCAGGGCTGGTGAATGGCACGGTGCGCGTTGTTGAGTTGGTTGCTTGCGTACTCAATGCCAAAGTAAGTCGTGCCTGATGTGGTGTACAGCTCGGTCATCAGGTCCAGGATTTCACACACGTAGCGCGGTGAGCGTTTACGGTCAGCGGCTGCCGACAAAAACATACCGAACTCATCTAGCTGAAAAAGAATGGCGGGCTGACGCTGGATGGCCGTCAAAAGACCGGAACCCGATGCGATCTTGTTGCCGCCCAGGTATTGCAGCAACCCGGCCTTGCGGAATAGCTCGTTGATAACCACGCGGCTGTGGTTCTTGCCTGCGCCGCTCTCAGCGATACCTACGACATAAAGGTTCGAGCGCGTGTTGCTCTCGGTGCGGTACTTACGCCCCATCAGCGCGCCGATGGCACACAAACTCGCTCCGAGCGCCAGCACAGGCTGTGGACGCTTTGCCGTCGTTGCCATGAGTGACATCATGTCGGCAATCACGCCGCCAACTTGGTCCCAGCCCGTCGGCAGTGGTTTGGGTGGTGGCAGCACGGGCGGTGCACCTGATCCATCAATCGTGATGGGGTTTGATGTTTGCAGCGTTTGCAGCATCTCCTTGGCCGGGTGATGCCCGTTCATCACAATCTCACCATTGAGCTGCAGATCAGCATCTGGAATCCAGCCGTTGTCAAGCGCCAGCTTGTAGATGGTTCCCGCCCCAATGCGCTGAGGCGAAAAGCTCCCCCAACTTTTAGCGGTTGTCTTGGCATCGTTTTTACTGGACGACGCAGACCAGGACTCAAAGAGCGGCCACCCCTGCTCGGCAAGCGCACCTTTGATGGCCATGCCAATGCGCACCCAACTGTCGTAGTCCAGGTCCTGGTTGGGGATGTACTGAAGCGCGTCTTGCACTGCCTCGAACGTGCCGCGTTGCTCGGGCAGATTGGCGAACGCCTCTGGAGACTTCAAACCTACAGCCAGACTTTTGGGGCGCATAGATTCGGGGACCATCTCGTACGCCTGGCGCGCAAACTCTCGAGCCTGTGCCTCGGTGATGACAGGCAGTTCTTCGATTTTCAGGTCGGCCAAGGTTTGCACGGGCCACTCGTAGGGCTTGCCGGTATCCGGGTGAATGCCATAGGCGATGAACTGCTGCCCCACACCCAAGACCTCAATCGGCGGGAACTTAAAGCCACTGAAGGGCTGGGCCGCACGGTACACCAGCAATCGCTTGGGGGCGTTGCCGATACGAACTGCAGGTGTGTCGCCCAGCAGCCGCTTAGCTAAGCCCTCAATCTGAACCGCGATGTCTTTGGACTGCAGCACATCAATGTCGATGCCAATCACCTTGCCTGCGGCAATACCAATGCCAGCTTCGGGCCAGTCGCCCCAGATATCGACTTCGTTTTCAGTCGTGTCGCGCTCACAGTGACGGCTCCACTTGGGATAGTCTTGCCAGGCACCCAGGCGAAACATGCCCGGCTTCTTAGTGCTAGGCTGGATCGGCAAAATGGCATAGCCGCGATCTACGAGCGTGGCCCCAAGATGGGCCATGTAATTATTTGGATTCATGCGTTCCTTCAAAATGGTGGGTCATCTGCATAGGCAGTGCGAAGTGAGTCTTGAAAGGCGGTCACGACCACATCAATCAAGGTTGACCACTCCACTGCGGTGAAGGTGGCCAAGTCTGTTTTGGCAAGTGACTCAACGTACTTGCCACCTGACTGGCAGGCAACTGCCAGAGCATTGGTTTCATGTTGGTTTGGATCAATCATTCCTTTTAGCCTTGCTGCAATGTTTTGACAGCGCCGGGAACACAACTTCACGCTGGGCGCATCAATACGGATCAAACAAGGCGCGAACCCATAGCCACGGGCATCGCGCCTGCAAATAGCGCACAACACTTAAGTCCCCATCTCAAAAGCGTGCGCCAACGATTTCTGTGTATCGACCGCTGGGTCGTACTGCGATCTGAGACGGGCATTTGAGACGTTGCGAAACTGCCAAGGCCTCATCCACGCCACGTGGAAGTGGCAAGCCAGGCGCACGATTCGCCCACCAACTGGCCGCTTTTTGGCGCGCATAGCCTTGGTGCTCAATACAAACCCACTCACTATGGGAACTCAGACCACTCCAGTAATCAACTCGAAGTGACGGTGGTTTGCCAGTCTTGTCATGCCGGGCATAACTCACGCGTGTGACTGGCACCCACTCGGGTGGGCCACCAGACAAGATGTCCAAAGTGCTGGCCTTCGCCTCAATCTTGATTTGTGGCTCAGGAAACATGTGACCGCAATCCGGACACTGGCGTACCGCTGCATGCACGATGCTGTTGCACTCAGGACAGGCTTTGGTCGGGGCGTCCCCATCTTCACCCGCTTTGGGTGTCTTGGGCTTAATAGCGTCAATGGGTCCGTGGCGCGCAATGTTCCCTGCGAAGTCGAGCACCAAGCAGTCGGTCTTGCCTGGTGCAAGGCGGCAGCCACGACCCACGATCTGCACATACAAACCCGCCGACTTGGTCGGGCGAAGCATGGCAATCAGGTCTACCGCAGGCGCGTTGAAACCTGTCGTCAAAACATTGGCATTGGTCAGGCACTGAATACGACCGGCCTTGAAGTCGTTGATGATGGCCTCGCGCTGCGCACTTGGCGTATCTCCAACAATCGTCTCGCAGGTAACTCCTCTGCTGCGCACCGCATCACGCACGTGGTATGCGTGGTCAACGCCAGCACAGAAGATGAGCCAACTTTTGCGATTGGCTGAGTAGGAGAAGATTTCATCAACCGCACTTTGGGTGATGGCATCCTGGTCAATGGCCGCCTCCAGATCCTTCGGGATGAACTCACCGCCGCGCGTGCCCACACCAGTGAGGTCAATTTGCGTTGCCATGCGCTTGGAGATCAGTGGCGAGAGGTAGTGGTCATCAATCAATTCGCGCACCGATACCTCGTAGGCGATGTCAGTGAAGATGGCCTCATTGCCTTCATGCAATAAACCAGAGTCCAGGCGGTATGGCGTGGCCGTCAACCCAATGACTTTGAGGTCGGGGTTCAGGCGCTTCAAGCCATCGAGAAACTTCCGGTACATCGTGTTTGACGAACGCGGGATGAGATGTGCTTCATCAATCAGCACCAGATCACATTGCTGAACGTCATACACGCGCTTGTGAATGGACTGGATGCCAGCAAACAAAATTTGCGCACGGATCTCACGCTTCTTAAGTCCTGCTGAATAAATCCCTGCCGGGGCTTGCGGCCAAAGCTTTTTGAGTTCGGCAAAGTTCTGTTCAATCAGCTCACGCACATGAGTAACGATCAAGATGCGTTGATCTGGATAGGCTTTGAGCACGCCTTCAACAAAGGTGGCCATGACAAGGGACTTGCCGCCAGCGGTGGGAATCACCACCAGCGGGTTGCCGCTCTCATCTTGGAAATAGTTGTAGATGCCTTGGATGGCAGCGCTCTGGTATGGGCGAAGGGAAAAGCTCATGACAGGGACTCCTTTTTCAATTGCGTTTAGGTTTGCGGTTTCGGGTTCAGTTGGCGGGCGGTAAATGCGATGTGACGGCGTGCTTGTTCAAACCGGCATCGCGCCAGCGCACTCCGTTGGAAAATTCGTAGTCAACCCAGTCCTCGCCTGCATCAACTTGTGATGCAGGGACAAGTGGAGGCAGATACAGGTGCTGATCACAAGCGGTGCGCTGATCAACTTCGGTCAAGCGTTTTTGATGCCGGTCGCAATGCCAACCACCATCCATGGGTGTTGAGTGCAAGCAAGTACGGCAATTGATCGCAGGTGCCACCACGCTGTTGCCGTTTGCATGGCAAACCGGTGCGTGGTCACACATGCGGCACTGATACCAACTGGGCTCCTCGCTGATGCGTGGCAGTGGGGCTTGGGCGAAGATGATTCGCCGGGCTTTTTCCAGAAGAAGTTCCGCATAAGTGACATCTGCCTCCACGCGTTCGACATACAGGTCATCGGTGTCCTTGTTCACAGCCAAGTACATCGCTCGGGTAATGCCCATCAGGTGCATGTAGATTTGCATCTGGGCAAAGTGCTGCGGTTTTGATTCGCGCACCTTCTTTGCCACCAGATCGCTAAAGCTCTTGTTGGAGTGCGTCTTGAACTCCAGCACATGCCAGACTTTGGGTGCTTCAAGTAAATTGATGGCTACACCATCAAGCGATCCACCAAAGTGGCCGCCATGGGCCTGCACCCGAAACTGACGACCAGTCTCTGGATCGACTTCAAGCACAGTCGCACCGGTGCGCCGCAGGTTCAGCACCATTCGGGCTTCCTCCAGTTGGCCGGTTTCAAACAAGCGCAAAAGTCGACCAGGGTGCTTGCTGCGCGTGACCCATCGAAAGTCGTACCAAAGCGCACGCTCGCATTCCTTGCCAATGAGGGACGCGCCAAGATGGCTGCGAAACCCGTCACTGGCATCGGCCTCATAGCCTGCAAAGATGGCCTCGCGGGTGAGGCTTGTTATGGTGGGCAGTTCAGCCATGGCTTCCTCCTTGGCTGGCGTGCAGGTCGCGTGCACGTTGCACCAGGCCCGCCCACTCCTGGTCGTTGCAGTTTTCACGCACCACTTCAATCAAGGTGTCTTTGAAGGCATCACGGTGCTTGGGCGCAGCGCGTTTATCAAAGGTCGCAAGATGTGCAGTCACCTGCGCCAGCTCCTGCTGCTTTAAGCGCATTGCCGTTTTGGCGCGGTGAAACCAGGCAGCATCCAGCGTTTTCTTTTCGGTCTGTCGCCGAATATCGGTTGTGGCAATCTGAATGCGGATAGAAGCGATCTCGCCTTGAAGCGCTGCCATCCGTTCTCGACAGCCCTGCGCCGAGTCCGGCAGTTGAACCGGCTCAAGCACGTTTTGATGCAATGCGAAGTGTTCGTGCATGCAGTTGGACCTCAGGCCTGACGCTTCCAGGGCAGTCCGTTGGCAGCGGGCGTTGCCGTAGCCACGGGCGGACGCGCTGAGGGGTTGGCAGGCCCGGTGCTGAATGTCGGCGCGTTTGCAGCCTGACCGCCGCGAGGCAGGTAGCGGACTGAGTTGCTCTCGCCGTACATACCTTTCGGAGGTCTCACACGCACATCCGCGATCAAGGGGATGAGGTGCAATTGCTCGGAATTACCGACCTGCAACTTGCCCACGGCACGGCAGATGGAGGAAAGCGTGCGCTGTGCGATTTGCACGGCATCCGCATTTGCGTTGATGAGGTTCAGGCGGTCAAAGAGCTTGCGCCCTGCGTACTGCCCCTCTATGACGTCAACCTCAAGGTAGAGGTACTGACCCAGGCCGTCCTTGGTTGCGCGCATTTCGCTCGCAACGATTTGGGCCAGGTATTTGCCGGGTGGCAGAACGTCGTAGCCGCTGCTGGGCTCGATGGAGGATGCGTCGAAAGTTTGTCCGAATGAAGCCATGGTGATTTCTCCTATTTCAATTTCAGGTGGTGAGGTTGGTGGGGGTGACTGGGTTGGCGATAAGCATGGGCTTGATCACATCGGGCATGGCCTGGGCAAAGGACTGCCAGTCCAGTGGCAGGGTCGCGGGCAGGCCATAGCGGTTCTTGGCCAAAAAGGCTGGGCGCTCGGCGGTGTGAATCACCCGCTCGCCCGAGCCCATGGCGCGGTTTACTTTTTTGTTGAAGCCGACATCGGCCTTCACGGTTGAGATGCGGTAGTTGGCAAAGAGCACGATGTCGGAGTGCTCCTGCATCAGCGCCGCTGCACGGGTGTGCAACTTGATGACGTACCGGTCATAGGGGTCGTGCTCGGGCGAGTCAAAACGCTTGATGTCGGTATGCGCGATTTGCACCACCGTCATGCCACGGTCGTCACGCAGCGCATTCAGCCCATCGATGTACTGACGCCACAGAGTCAATGCGGCGACGTACCCTTTGCCATAACCGGCGTCTTCGATGGATCCCCATCCGTTATCGCGGCAGGCCTTGCCCCAGACCAAGGGCTCGAGCCAGTCAACGCTGTCAATGACCACGGTTTTGAAGTCATGGTCCTCGGTATAGAGCGAGGCCAGTGACTCCAGCACTTCCTCAAAAGTGCGGGCCAGTGGGAAGTTGGCTGCCGGAATTGTTCCCAGACCGTCTTCCGTTTGGACGAACACAGGGTTGTTGGCTTCTGCGGCGAAGGTGGTTTTACCAACCCCAGCAACACCGTGAATCAGGATGCGGGGTGGCTTGGGCGCATTGGCGCGGGTGAGTTGTGCAAGTGAGATGGCCATCAAACACCCCCACCAAAGTGACTGTCGTTGGCAGCGTCGGGAATGACGCCAGACTTGATCTGCTCGAGCTTGTAGCTGGGTTTGCCGGTTTTGAGCGTGCGTGCAGGCTCGAATAAATCTCGGATACCAGGAGGCCAGGCGGTGTACTTGGACTCGGCAACTTTGATCTCGATGCCGACGTAGTTCTCTGGGTCCTCGCCCCACTTGCGCAGGGCTTCCACGGCTTCTTTGAGCTTGACCTGGTTGTATTCAGGGCGTTTGGGCAAATCGGCGACGACCAAGTAGCCGTCGACCTCAAAGCGCACCGTGCCGGTGGACTTGCCAGCCTCTTGGCGAAGCTGCTGGGCATGCCCGCCCAATCGGTTGTGCAAGGTGGACTGCAATGCGTTGAGGTACAACGCAGCAGTGTCTTTGGCAGCGGTGACCTGCTTGATCATCCGGTCAAGGTCTGGCAACGGGAGCTTTTCGAGCTCATTCATGTAAAGCTGGCCTATTTCATCCAGCACGTCGGGTTCGGCAGTCATGGGTTCTCTTTCTTTCAGTGGGGCTTGCGGTTACTGGTGGCCATCTGCGCAATGCGCAGGTGGGTACGGATTTCGGGGGGCTTGAGTGGGGAACTGGAGCGCATCGCCAGGTAGCGGTAGTGGTCCTCGCCCACCTTTTGGCTAAAGAGGTGCACAAGGCCAAGCTCACAGGCGATCCAGGCGCGGCGGGCGACAGAGTGGATACGGGCGCGGTCTTTGGTGGTCAGGTCGCTGTTGGTCTCTGAGCGGTCCCGCAGCAGCAGGCCCTCGTGGTACTGAATGCAATGACCAACCAGTGCGCTGGCGACCCAGTCACACAGGTTGGTCTCGGACAGTTTTTCAATGGGGATGTAAACCGGCTGCAGCGCTGCGCGGCCAATATCAACACCCAGACCCAAGTGGCTGCGTGAGGTTTCAATCAGGTCGTTTTTGTAATTCATCAAATCTCCGGGCGTGAGTTGGCCTACCACCGCTGCCCAAGGGGGCGCGGAGTTTGCAGGTGTTAAAGGTTTTTACTGAACGAGGTGGGCGTTTTTCTCAGCCACCCCGCGATCGGTCAGGCGGCAGTCCTGATACCGAACATGCGAAGGTGCATTTGCAGTTCGGCGACGCGGCGGTAGAAGGTGGCGGTAGACATACCGCAGGCTTTGGATGCCGTGGGTAGGTCCTGGTGCGAAGCAAGCAAGTCCAAGAGTTCGGCTTGTTCTTCGCTCATGTGCGCCAGTGCTGTCTCCAGGTCGTGGAGAGTGTTGGAGTTTGAAAAGAGATCGTCGTCCCCATCAAACCATTGAGATCGGTGATTTGATCCACTTGAACCGATCGGCGCAGCATCGTCGTCATTGGCCGCATCCTGCGTCTGGTCCATTCCTTGTCGTACTTGGCTGATGTTGACAATCTCCAGCGTGTCAACGTCTTCACCCGAGGCAAAGGTCAAGCGCTCTCTGTCTGTCTTGCGGGCCTTGAGAAATTCGGCGGTTCGGTGCTCGGACACAAAACCGGTAAATGTTCCGGGGCTGCCCTTCTCGGGATTAAATTGAGCCTCACGTTCGAGAAGGTCAAGCAAGATTTCCTGATACAGGTCTTCCCGCTCCGAGGTGCTCAGCCGGGCAGAAACCGCTGCTCTGTATGTGCGGGTCTTGGCTGCATTGATTGCAGCCCGGAAGTAAGGGTCGTTGGCCGCATCGCGGATGATGCGGGGACTGCGCATGGCAGTCGTGTATGAAGTATTTTCCTGTCCGTCTTCGAGTTGCAACATGTCATCACCTTTTTCGTTTTCGTTTACATGAAGCCATTGGACCGGGGTTACTTCATGAAATCACCGCAAATGCGGCAAGCACTACCGCAACTGCGGTAGCAGGGTATGTATTTGGGTTACGGGTCCAGGCTCTTCTTGGCATCTGCGAACTTGGTTTCAAGCCCTCGTTTTGAGATTCCAGGCTGGTTCCCAAAGTTAATAACTAGTGCTTCAATCACAGATGCTTGGTTTGAGAACACCGAATGTGCTTTACCTGCAGGGCTTTTCATCAGGAACAAGTTCAGCATTCCACCGATGATGTTCAGGTAAGTGGTCTCAGCTCTGAGCCCAAGTTCTTTGGCGGGCTTAATCTGTTCAGTGAGTTTTGCTTTTTCGACAACCAACTCGTCACGCTCGCTCCTCAACTTACGGTACTCATCGGCAGCTTTTTCAAGTCGTGCCCGTAATCCCTCGCGTTCGGCTTGCAATGCCTGGTAGGCATCTTTATTGATGGCTGTATGGGTGTTGCGCTCGATTTCGTCAAACAGGAACTTAGGCTTGTCAGACGGGAACTGCGCCGCAATCCAGTCCTTGAGGTGTTGCCGAGAAATGTGACGTCGCTCTGGGGCAACGTGTTCTTCTTTGGGCACGACTTTTCCGTTCTCCCTGCTGTAAGGAAGAAGTCCAGTCACGATTGCGTCGTGGATCGCCCGGCACCTCGGTTCGAGGCAGTTGATGTATGGGTGCTTCAAAACGCCCCTTGCGACTTCCGTGGACAGTGCCAGATGTTCTTCCACTTCACCTGGCTCGATGCCACACCACAACGCTGCAGCAACCGGCACGCGATACACCGTGAAGTAAGACTGGACTGCTTCACAACTGTCGTTTTCCCATGTTTTTTTCATATTTGTCTCTTTTCATTTATGTGCCTGTGGTGGCGCTACGGTTATGTTGGGTTGCTGTCTTCTGCAGGCTTTGCGGGTTCCATGTCGCTTGCGCCAATAGCTATGGCACGTGTCTGCAGCTCCCTAAACATGCCCTCCTGAATGCGATCCTTCAGGTCCCACACCACCTTGTGTGGGTTGAAGAGCAACACATAGTGGTGCGCGCCAGTGGGGCCTTCCTTGGCATCGATAAAGCCCAGCTCAACCAAGGAGCGCATCCGGTCTTTCCAGGTGCTCAATGCCCTCTCGCCGGTAAATCCGGACTCAAACGCCAAGGTCATCGGGTTGTCGATTGCTAACAGTGACTCGTCAAAAGTGCGGCACCACAAAACGAAATAGACCATGCCTGCCGGTTTGTTCTTGGTCAGCGAATCGATGATGTTCATGATCAAGGGCATCGTGCGGGGGATGGTGGTGAAGCCCTTCACCAGCTTTCGGTTCCAGAGCTTTTCATCGTCCAGGTCTGGCCAGCAGCTGTCACGCAGCGCTTTGGCCTTTTCTTGGCCCTTGGAGATCTTTTTGGCGTTTGATGCAGCGGACATTTGGTTTTCCTTTGGGTTTTCGATTTCAGTGCCCAAATTCTAGGGCCAAATACTCAAACTCGCCATGATTAAAGCAGTGCTTTTGACACCCAGTGCTCGTCTAATATAGGTAACTCAGATGTTGAGTTAATTATTTTCATCGCTTTCAAAGTAATTCAGATGCGCAAAATATTGCATCAAAAAATCACTTTTCCTATTTAAATCAATAGCTTATAAAATTTTTGCTGTGCTCAGCGTACTCAGTGATCTTGTGATTCTGTGCTCCTTAGTTATCCTGTGCCCGCCACGGGCGGGCACAGGATGCAGCCAAATTGCCCAAATACCCCCTTCAACCCCCCTCTGACATTGCACGTGGGCGCAGTTTTGGGCTTCAAAGCACTGCCCTATCTGAGAAAAACACCCCCCTACGGCGGTATGAACCTGCATGACCGCCCCAAAACACACCCCACAACAAAACATACCCGCCGAGCCAAGCCCAATGGCAGTCGTCGGTGCAATCCTGGCCCAAGGCGCAATTCGCCTGCTGGACCGCCAAAAACGCGAAGCTCAACTTGCTAACCGTACCGAAGAGAGCGTTCATACAGTTGTTTTGACTACCAAGGACAACACCCATGAATGACTCACTTGTTGCACGCGTTGCAGCCCTTAAAACCTCGCCCACACCTGACCTCAAGCAAATGTGGCGAGAAATGTTTCAGACCGAACCACCGCCGTTTAACCGGCGCTTCCTGGAAACGCGTCTGGCATACCGGATTCAGGAGCTGGCCCTTGGGGGCCTACGCCGCGAGACCGTCAAGCGCCTGGAGAAGCTTGGGGAACAACTCGATGGCGGCAAGGCCGATGTCCGCCGCCGCAGGGTTGATGGCAGGCCCATCTGCGGAACGCGCCTGATTCGGGAATGGGGTGGTGAGCGCCACGAGGTGGTGGTGCACGTTGACGATTTCGAATACGCGGGTCAACGCTACAAGTCCATTTCACGCATAGCCATGGTGATTACAGGCACCAACCGAAACGGTTGGACCTTTTTTGGCTTGTCTTCTGGAAGGAGCGTCTGATGGCTACCACCCCTAAAGTCCTGTGCGCGATCTACACGCGCAAGTCCACCGAAGAAGGCTTGGACCAAAACTTCAACTCACTGGACGCCCAACACGATGCCTGCGCAAATTACATTGCCAGCCAAAAGTCTGAGGGCTGGGTAACGCTCAAGGACCGGTATGACGACGGCGGCTTCTCAGGAGGCACGCTTGAACGCCCGGCCATCAAGCGTCTGCTCGAAGACGTCCGTAAGGGCCTGGTGAACACCATCGTGGTTTACAAGATTGATCGGTTATCTCGGTCTCTTGCCGACTTTGCAAAGCTGGTCGAGCTGTTTGATCAGCACAAGGTGACCTTTGTTTCGGTCACCCAGTCCTTCAACACCACCACCTCTATGGGACGGTTGACGCTCAACATCCTGCTGTCCTTTGCGCAGTTTGAGCGTGAGTTGTCCGGTGAGCGGGTGCGCGACAAGATTGCTGCCTCACGTAAGCGTGGCATCTGGATGGGCGGCATGCCTGCCCTGGGCTACGACGTGGTGGAGCGCAAGTTGGTGGCCAATCCGCAGGAGTCGGCCATCATCCAAGAGATGTTCTCCCGCTTTGCCGCGACGCCATCGATGTCCACCATCGTCAAAGACTTGCGCAAACGCGGCGTCACCTCCAAGTCCTGGATAACGTCCAAGGGCGTCGAACGCCAAGGAAAGCTGATCACCAAGGGAGCGGTCTACAAGATCTTCAGCAACCCGGTCTACATAGGCATTGCGGCCTACAAGGGTCAGCACTTCCCTGGTGAGCATGACGGCATCATCACGCAAGAGCTGTGGGATACGGTGCAGACGCACCTGAAAAACGGCACCCCAATGAATAAGGCGAGGCTGGCAGGTCGGGGCAGCGCGCCGTCTCTACTGCGCGGACTTATTTTTTCTGAACAAGGACGGGCCTTCACGCCTGGCTGGACGCGCAAGCAGCACAAGACCTACCGCTACTACATCAACACCGACTCAATCAAGATCGGCAAAGAAAGCTGCGACATCTGCCGCATCCCCGCCGGTGAGATCGAACAGGTGGTGGTTGAGAAGATGCGCGGCATCCTGCGCTCACCAGAGGTACTGGCCCATGCGGTGCGTGAGGTCAATACTCAGCGGCCCAGAGTTGAAGAGACAAACGCCATAAGCGCATTGCAGTCCATCGACGCGGTCTGGGACGAACTCTTCCCAGCGGAGCAGGCCAAGGTTCTGCATACCCTGGTTGATCGAATCACAGTGCGCAAGGACGGCATCGCAATCAAATGGCACGACAAGGGCTTGAACAAGCTGTTGCGCGACACGCTTGAACCACAAAAAGAATTGGAGGCTGCATGAGCACCGATACCAAAGCGGGATTCACCACCGAGATTCCGATGACTTTTCGCAGGCGTGGGGGCAAGGCCGTGATCGTGCTGCCCGACGGTTCTCGGGCCATTGAGCGGCGTGAGGCACTGATTGACAACGCCATGGTCAAACTGTTGGCACGCGGCCACCGCTGGCATCGCAAACTATTTGACGGAACCCACGCCTCAATTGAGGACATGGCCAAGTCCGAGAACATCAGCCCATCTTTTGTGAGCCGCATCCTGCGCCTGGCTTACCTGTCACCCACGATTGTCGAAGCCATCCTGGACGGGAAGTACCCGGCGCACCTAACAATGAAGGATCTGATGGAGCCGTTCCCCATGGACTGGTCTATGCAGGAGAAGATATTTTTGCAGCAAAAGTAG